CGGAGCCGTAGGACTTGGCACCGCGGCAAAAATAGCAAAAAATCAAAAAGCAATAATAAAATCAAACAGAGAAAAATTAAATAATAAATACAACAAAATAAATATAATAAAAACAGGAAAATCATTCTCTATTGAGGAGGAATAAAATGATAAAAGAAACAAAGCGGGCAAACGGCTCCCTAAGAGTGCAGTTAATCTGCGAGAAAAAGGGCCGGACAAAACAATCAGCGAAAAAAGAGTGTGACATAAACTACATCGTAGGGCAGTTCCAGAAACATAAAAAGATGCCCGATATGATACGAGCCGTTGGCGAGTATCTCAACCTGGAAAACGCTCCCGACTACCGGGAAGCTCTGGACACAGTAATCCGTGGCCAGGAAACATTCGATATGCTCCCGGCAAAGTTAAAAACCAGGTTCAACCAGGACCCGGCACAATTCCTTGAATTCGTAATGAACCCCGGGAACCTGGAAGAAATGAGGGCCCTGGGCCTAACAGAGAAAGGCGTAAGCCAGGAGCCAAAGGCGCCGGCGCCGGCCCCGGCCGGCTCGCCGCCGCCTGCGGCAGGCACCCCCCAGGGGGGGGCGTAGGGGGGGAGTGCGACCATTTACCCTCTTGTTGTAAATGGTCGCACTGACACGAACCAGAGCGCAATAGGACCGGCAGGGGGTCCTTAAACCGGGTGCAGGCCCTCTCCATAAGGGGGTTACGGCCCGCCCTTGAAAATACGGACCGGAGGTAATATATGAGCAGGCGGTCAAGGATGAGCCGCAAAAAGAGCAGGCGGGCCTTTCGGCGTTCAGCAGGGACACACCCTAAGAACTATGCCAGGGCCCCAATTCGTAGGGGTGGCATCCGGCTATAACAATGGCCTGCTATTCACCGATTGATGGATGGCGGTCTAGGGAAGTGTCAAAAAATGGAAAAAGAGGTATCGTATTTGACAGGGCGAAAGGTTTCAGTGATATGCCCGTTACTGTGCCTTGCGGTCGTTGTTGGGGTTGTCGTCTTGAACAGAGCCGACAATGGGCAATTCGATGCTGCCACGAAGCTCAACTGTATGATAATAATTGCTTTATCACACTTACATATAATCCCGAGCATATACCGAAAAGCGGCTCCCTGGTTAAGCGTGATTTCCAACTATTTATGAAAAGGTTGAGAAAGCACATACAAGTAGAATCACTGCCTGGCGTTCCGGAAAATCAGTTTAAACATTTCGACCTTTCAAACGTAAAGGTAAGATATTACCATTGTGGCGAATATGGTTCAGCAAACGGACGCCCTCACTATCACGCCCTGCTATTCAACTACGATTTCAAGGACAAAATATTTTGGAAAAAGAAGCTTGGAAATGTTCTATGGGTAAGTGAAACGCTAAACAAGCTTTGGGAAAAAGGTTACTGTGCCGTTGGAAATGTAACCTTTGAATCGGCGGCGTATGTGGCCAGATATATAATGAAAAAGATGAACGGCGAAAAGGCCCTGGACCACTATCCGGATATAGGTATTAATCCGGACACCGGCGAAGTTATCCAGGTTCAGCCGGAATATACTACAATGAGCCGTAGAAACGGCATAGGTTATGAATGGTTCAAAAAGTTCAGTAAGGATGTTTTCCCTTCTGACCAGGTAATAATGCGTGGAAGGGAAATGAAACCGCCAAAATTCTATGATGATATATATGATTTGACAAATCATAACGAAATGTCTATAATAAAACATATGCGAAAGCTAGCCGCCGAAAAGAACGCCCCGAACAACACAACGACCAGGTTAATACAACGTGAAAAATGCAAACGTGCACAAACAAACTTCCTCATAAGGAGTTTAGAAAATGCGTAAACCGGTATTCAGCATCTACGACAGTAAGGGCGAATTCTACACCAGGCCGTTCATTATGCAGAGTAAAGGCCAGGCAGTAAGGGCCTTTGTTGACCTGGCAAACGACGATACAACGGACATAGGAAAGCATCCGGAGGACTACACGCTTTTCTGCATAGCATACTTCGATGAACTGAAAGGAAAATACGAAAACACGCCAACGCCGGAGTCAATGGGCGTAGCAATAGAGTTCAAAAAGCCGGACCGCCAACTCCGTATACCGGAGACGGAAGCACCAGGGCAACCGGCGAAGTAACCTCGGGGAGTTATGACCCCCGAGGTCGTAATAATAATACGGAGGTATGGAAATGAAATCAGTTATGCAGCACTCGTTCAGCAACATCCCCGACGTTAAGTTGCAGCGCTCTAAGTTCAACCGGTCACACGGCTTGAAAACAAGTTTCAATGCCGGATATCTCGTGCCGGTATACGTGGATGAAGCGCTTCCAGGGGATACGTTCAATCTCCGTATGTCTTGCTTCGGGCGGCTGAATACGCCCCTTGTGCCGATAATGGACAACTTATATATGGATACGTTCTTCTTCGCCGTTCCAAACCGCTTACTGTGGACAAAGTGGCAGAGGTTCTGCGGCGAACAGTTGGACCCGGATGACCCCTGGACGGACTACACGCTCCCTATAATGGACGTAACGGAGGAACCGTTAGCATCCGGTTACCTGGCGAATTCGTTGGAGGACTATTTCGGCTTGCCGACAGAGGTTGCCGCAATACCAAACATAAACGCCCTGGTTCACAGGGCATACAACCGGATATGGAACGAGTGGTTCCGTGACCAGAATATGCAGGACCCTGTCGTGATGAACACGGATGACGGCCCGGACGACGGCGGCGAATATACCCTGCTGAAAAGAGGGAAGCGGCACGACTACTTCACATCCTGTTTGCCCTGGCCGCAGAAAGGCGATGCCGTTGAACTCCCTCTCGGCGATACTGCGCCGGTAATAGGCGACGGAACGGACGAAATATGGGTCCATACCGCTGATGCAGATAAGCGGTGGGTAAGCGAGAACGCAACAAAACACGTTATGCACGACGGCGCAAATTGGGCCGCCGAACAATGGCTCGGTTGGGGCGTTAAGGCAACAGGAAACGATAAGGTAGGCCTGGTTGCTGACCTTTCATCGGCTACGGCTTCAACGATAAACGCCCTGCGACAGGCGTTCCAGATTCAGCGCCTGCTTGAACGTGACGCCAGGGGCGGCACGAGATATGTGGAAATACTGCGTAGCCATTTCGGGGTAATATCCCCGGATTTCCGGTTACAGCGGCCGGAATACCTCGGTGGCGGCAGAACGAACATAAATATAAACCCTATCGCACAGACAAGCGAAAAGGGAGCAACACCGCAGGCGAACCTTGCCGCAACAGGGACCCTATCGGCTACCGGACATGGCTTCACAAAGTCATTCACGGAGCATTGTGTGATACTCGGTCTTGCCTGCGTTACGGCAGACCTTACATACCAGCAGGGCCTGGACAGGATGTGGACAAGGTCAACCAGGTGGGATTTCTACTGGCCCGCCCTGGCGAACATCGGCGAGCAGGCCGTGTTGAACAAAGAGATATACTGCCAGGGCCCTGCCGGTGGAACAGACGACGACGACGTATTCGGCTACCAGGAAAGATATGCCGAATACCGCTACGCGCAAAGCAAAATCACAGGAGTATTCAGAAGCAATCACGCTACATCCCTGGATATGTGGCATCTCAGCCAGGAGTTCGGCGCTCTGCCGGAACTTGACGATACATTCATAGCAGAAACGCCGCCTATGTCCAGGATAATGGCGGTAAATACGGAACCGGATATTCTGTTCGATGCGTATTTCGAACTGATATGCGCCAGGCCGATGCCTGTATACTCGGTGCCTGGTCTGATAGACCATTTCTAAAATGAGGGGGTGGGAACCGACCTCTTTGGTGTTGGCGAAGTATCGGCGGCTACGATAGCCGCCGGAGCAGAGCTCCTCACGACCAGGGAAACAAACCTGGCGAACGCCGCAGAAGCGGCGAGGAACCGGCAGTTTCAAAGCTTTGAGGCCGAAAAGGGCCGCGGGTTTTCTGCTGACCAGGCAGCAATAAATAGAAAGTTTGAAGAACAAATGTCAAATACTGCGATGCAACGCCAGGTTGAGGACCTAAAAAAAGCTGGTCTAAATCCCGCCCTGGCATATATGAAACTCGGCGGGGCGTCTACTCCCGCCGGAAATGCCGCTTCGGCAGGTTCAACGCCGAGCGGCTCACAGGCACAAATGCAAAAGGCACAAATAGCAGAATACATACAGAAAGCAGTAGGAACGGCGTTACAGGTCAAGCAGTTAAAAAAGGACCTGGAAAACACGGAAGCGGACACCAGGTTAAAAGAAACACAGAGGGCAGCAACAGAATACCAGGCGGCCATAAACGCACAATCAGCCAGGAAACTTTCCCTGGAAGCGGCCGCCGAGGAAGCAAAATTACCGGCATTACGGCGGCACGCCGAGATAGATGCTAAATATGCCGGATTCGATGCGTTCACACGTAGGACATTACCGGCCCTAAATACAATACTCGGAGCCGTAGGACTTGGCACCGCGGCAAAAATAGCAAAAAATCAAAAAGCAATAATAAAATCAAACAGAGAAAAATTAAATAATAAATACAACAAAATAAATATAATAAAAACAGGAAAA